ACGGACAGCCACCTCGGGGGACTCCTTGGCGGCCTTCTTCGCGGCGACAGTAGCGGCCTTCGCTTCGGCAGCGATATCAGAAGCGGCTTGCTTCTGGGCTATCTTGGCAGCAGCCTTGGCCTCTGCCTCGGTACCATACTCGGTACCCTTGAAGAACCATACCGCACTACCATCTTGCTTGCGAATGAAACCAGGAACAAAGTCCTTGGCGATGAAGTGCTCTATAGAGGCACGCTCTAGTTCGCTGTCATTGACAATCGCATATTCCTTGGCGATACCGATAATCTTTGCATACTTCGTCTGCTGCCTACGGCTGTAACCGGGAAGCAACTTGTATAGACCGCCAGTATCGTCGTTGAAGTTCTTGATTTGGCTATCAAGATACTGATAGATTTCAGCAGAAGTCTTCTCTTTAAGGAAGGCGGCAGTAGAACGGGCCGCTTCTGTCTCGATACCCGATTGCTTAAGCATCTCTGCACCAAGGCGAGAACCAGTATCAACCTGATTAGCCTTGAATTTGTTGACCTTAGATAGGGCTTTCGCAATAGCAAGGTTCTCACCAAGGCTATTGGGGGCGAGGGAAGCAAGAGCACGACCGCCGGGAAGTTCCCAACGCTTAAGTCCGAATGGGAGTTGGATAGCAAGGCGGGAGAAGTCTTTCTGCCCCGCCTTAGCAAAGTAACCCATCTGGCGTACTATTTCCTTGGAAGCATCATCATTGGCGAGAGTGGCGACCTGTCCCATCTTCGCCTCTACCTTAGCCCATGCTTTGGGAGCACGCTTCTTCATCTCTTCGAAACCCTCTTCGCCAAAGGCACGCTTGAAGGAGGCTTCCCATGTAGCAACAGGGCCGCCCTTCTTTGCGATACCACCAAGGATTTCATCTTGTGCGTCGATAGCGGCCTGAGCAGCCTTCCCGGCCTTAGTCTTGGCAAACTTCACAAGGAGTTCTGCCTCAGTCTTCGGGACGGTACGCCTAGCCGCTTGTTCTGCGATATCTCCAGCCATACCCTTGGCTACATTCTGCTTAGTAGCCTTGGCGAATGAAGCCTTAGCAGCACGAGCGACATACTTCTTAAGCCCCTCTTCTGCCATCTGCTGTGCAGCGTTCTTGGCGGCTAGAGCGACAGTCTGCTTAGTGGCCTGTTCTGCACCCTCTTGTATGATGCTCTTCCCGAGACTAGCACCAGCGCCCTTAGCGAGTCCGCCGAGGCCAGCAGAACCCCATGTGATTGGGTCGGTAGCGATGTTCACACCCATTCCCAAAGCACCGCGAACCCAAGAATATAGGTCTTCACCTATACCCTTGCCACCATTCTCCCACCACATACCATCATTCTGGTGAGGTTTGTCCGTATAACCTAGAACATTGAATACATCGAATGCGTCGGTTGTAGTCTCGCCTCTATCACCGCGTTCGAGTTGCTTCCTAATCTCAGCACCCATATCGGGATGCTCATTCGGATTAAGAAACGCATCACCAGCGGCATAGATAACCTGACGAGGCTTATCCAACCAGTTAAACCCACCAAGAAGCATCTTGATGGGGAGTGGCATTTCGTCAGTTTCAGTACCCATGCCAGTGATAGCACCGTACTTCTCTTTGTCCGCCAATGCCTTGGCGTGTGCTTCTGATTTGAGGTAGGGGTTTACTGGTAGCGGGTTAGTCGGTAGACCTCCACCACGACTGGGGAAGTCTATTCTAATCCCACCACCGCCACTAAATCTACTGGAGATATTGGGTGAGGGCCAGTTACGAGGAGAAACCTGCTGTGGTTGCTGTAGTCCAATCGGGCTGAACCCGCCCCACGGCTGTCTCTTCACAAAGAGTTCAGGCATAGTTCCTCCTGCTTATACATTGATACCATATGACGCTAGCATTGTTTTGAACTTAGCAGCGGCATCAAGAGAACCAGGAGCGCCACTAACAAGCAGACTTGTATAAGCAGAGAGTAGGTTGTTCTTCTGGTCAACACTCATGCTGGTGTTGAACTGGTTGGCAGCGAGGTTGGTATCAGACACGGACTTGTTGTACCCGAGTTTGTCTTGAGCAGCCGTATAGTTGAAGTTACGATTAGCCCAGTAGTCGTTGTAGAGATAGTTGCGGTTGTCCTGAGCCATGCCCATCTGGGCATTGATAAGGTTCTCGTTACCAGCAAGATTGCTGTATGCAGAAGTGAGCCTATCCTGGTCTGCCATACGAGCCATTTCTTCCTTAGCCTGAAACTCGTTAAAGCCCTGAGCGCGGAGAGAGGAATACTTCTGGAAATCAGAATCACTCATCTGGTCGGTAAGTTCACCTATACGGGACTCACGGCCTAGACGCATAGCCGCTTCCTGACCAGCAATCTCGGCCATCGAATTGCCACGAGACATATTGATATCCTGATTAGCGTTCGAGCCAGCCAGACGAGCAGCGGCGATACGCGATGCGTAGTCGTTACTGATACCATAGTCGTTGGCAAGAGCGCCAAACCCGCTGGTGATACCAGCGTTAGCGGCCATGTTAGCCATGCGTCCAGTATCAACCGCACCCTGCTGGTTAAGAGCATTCACGTCAGCGGTGGTCTGCTGGTTGGAGTTGCGTAGTGCCTGTTCGTATGCGGAGTTGGTCGCTACGCGCTGACCGCTAAGAGTGGCTACGTTAGCAGCGATATCAGAGTCGATACGGCGCTGAGCGTCACTAGAGAACTGGTCACGGCCACCCCAATCTGCATACTGGAAGGTTCCAGGTGTATACTCGGGACGAAGCGCGTTATATTGAGCGTAGAGGGCATCTAGTCTGTTCTGATAGGGCTTGTAGATATCCCCACCGAGCGGAGAGAACGTCTGGTCTGGAGTAGTCTTAGCAGTCGGAGTCGATGAACGACCACCGCCGACCGGCCCGCGATAAACAGAACCACTACCAGATGGTCTGGAGGTCTTAGGCGGCTTCTTTGGAGATGGTTTCTTCACAACTGGTTTGTAAGGTTTAGCATTCTTTAGTTCAGATAGAAATGGGCCATATGGACTAGTGTATCTGTATGGGGCTGGCGTAGTACCCTTACCGGGCGTTACGCTCGCCTTGGGAAACATCCATTGTTCTCCGTAAGCCATCAGTAACCTCCTTTAATATTTGATGAAGTAGGCTACTGCGATGTTGCGAGGTCTGGTTTCAGTAGCGTCACCAGTGCTCGATGAGGCAGTTGCGGTGAAGGAACTAGCGCCAACTAAGCGACCAGTACCAGCAGACGCGCTATTCATGAAGTCGCGTAGGTCGGTATTGTGCGTGTGAGCCTTGAGCACGTCCGCCTGAGTAGAGGCGAATACACGGCCAGCATCATAGGTAACGCCATCGTCCGCCCATGCTCGTAGGAACTGACCACGTAGGTCAGGCACATTAAAGTGGCTAGAATCAGCCGTACCCCATGTAGTACCAATAGCGGCATAGAGAGCAGCGTAGGTACCAGCCCTATCAACTGACGCACCGTTGCATTTGAGCCAGCCATCAGGAGGAGTAGTCATAGCGAACGCTGAGATAGCACCAGCAGGTACACCACCGCGAGTAGAGTTTACGGCAGAGTGGTCAGCGCGATACTCAAGCATCTTGATAATCTTGCTGAACGTATCACCGTCTGCCACATCTGCGATAACAGATACAGCAGCCTGAGCCGCTAGGTTCCCCGCTACGACCTTATCGGAGTGGAGCGCAGAGCCGCTAACCATCGTGCTAGCGGTAGCAGCCTCACATACTGCGTCAATCCATTCTGATATAGCGCCAAATGAACGGCTGATAGGTTCAACCGAACGGAGAGCACCCGGTACTAGGAGAGCAACATCTCCCGACCAACTCTCTGATACAGAATCGTACACCGCACTCAGGTTGCTATTCGTTGCAACACTAGGCTTGGGAATTGCCATTCAGACCACGCTCCTATACGGTGATATCAATCGTACCGATTTCTACATCAACATCTCCACGCTTCTCAAAAAGAACTAGTTGCGGTGGAGTGGTAGTTGTCCTTATCGAGACATACATTGTCTTTGGCTCATCCAGTGACTTCACTTCAATCTTCTCTTCTACTGTGTTAGCCCATCTCTGCACATCCTCCAGCGTGGAGTTCTTCCCGAGGAAGAGTTTAGTCTTGGACATTTATCTTCCTCCGTGCTCTCCAGCCAACAACAAGGTCTCTGATACGAATCTTGCGGTCGGCAGACCCGGACACAAGCATATCTGCTTCTTGTGCTCTACCAGTAAGAGGGATAACAGCAGTATCTCTGCCGACGACAGTAACGGTGGAGGTCTCACTGGAATCAGGATAATACATAGTAACCGTGATATCCTGTGTGTCGGTAGTTGACACGACATCACCAGACATGATATCCAGGTTTACATAAGCAGCGCGGAACTTCTTCTCAGCAATCGGGTCTGTGTTATCAATCGTAGCAGACTTAATCTCCCACGAGATATCAGTAGTTCCGAAGTCTAGAGTAGCATGGTCATTGGGGAATGAATAGATATGACCATCTGAGTGGAGAATTAGTATCTTCCCAGATGCCGTATGCTTAACCCAAGAGAGAACGTCGATGCCACTGAACCGATACCAAGCATCAAAACGTATACTATATCCGAATTTGAGCGCAGGTACATCATTTTCTTGCATAGCAAGTAGATAGAAGTCGTCGTAGATGATAGCACTTGGAAGCGGTTTTGTATAGTCAGTCTGTGACATATTCAGTAAGTCTTTTGAAATAGCAGAGGAAACCAGTGTAAGTGAGTTATTCTCTATACGATATACACCGTGCTTTCCAGACTTATCTTGTCCGAGGAAGAAGATGATTTCACCATCTTGCTTAATCGTACGATATGATACAAGACCAATGTCATCTACAATCCTCTCGATAGAGGCCCCCATAGAGACTTCATGCGGAGCAGCACTATCGCTCCACGACCATAGATAAATACAGGATTGCTTGAATACTAGCATACCTGTATCGGTAGGCCAGATACCCATGATTGCCTGCGAGGGGTCTCCTACGACCAGAGAACCACCGTGAGCGGGGTTATTACGGGACAAATCCATCCGTAGGTTCCAATTCTCCCACGGGTGCATAGCACGAGAAGTACTCCAGTGAGCCAGTTCTGTAGCGTCGAAGGTTGCTTCTGATGTGTGGGCTTCGATACAGACATAGTTAGACCCACCGTTTGAAACCAAATCTCCAAGAACATAGGATGTAGTACCAGCCCAAGAGGTAAGACTACCCGGAATAGTTACAGATTGGTCAGTACGAGTTCCCGAGTAGTAGACCTTGCTGAGGTTTGGGTTCACGAAGAAAAGACGCCCACGGTAAAACGTGAGGAAACTACCGCCGGGTACTAGCGGGCAAGACGATAGCGCGAGGTTACTCCCGCTACTACCATCGCTCTGGTTTTGATATGGGAGATAGTCATATACTGGAGTTGCAGAAGAAGTAGAACTATCCCATGCGTAAAGACCCGTATACGCATCGGAGAAAAGAATCCACTTCTTATCTACTCTGACGGTGAACAGGTCATTGATTGCGGTAGGAGTGTATGATTCAACATCAAGAATCTTGGTCTCTGCCATGTTTTCTCCTACGGAGTTCCGACGAAGCAATCGAGGAAGATACCGCCCACATCTAGATTGTCGGTATCTGTAGCACTCTGGAAAAACTCAATCTTCACAGCGACGTTGCTATAGTTTAGTTTCTTCCCGCACGCGATTGTACCAGTAAGAACGCCAGTACCCTCCCAGCGTAGACCAGCATCAATTGTGCTCTGGAGTACGCAAGTGATTGGGGTGACTACCGTAGACTTAACATTAACACAATCCCATGTAGCGAGAGGATTGCTAGCATCCTTCACATATACATTAGCACGCGCTCCGGTTAATCCTTCTGCATATCCGAACTTGAAGTAGAGGTCTACGTTGGGTTCTGGAAGAACAACATTGAACTGGAGTGTGGGGAACTTGGCAGTAGGATTAGTGACCGCCGTAGTGCCAGAGATTGCTTCGTTCTCAAGCCACCACGGAGAGGCAATCTTGAACTGGTCTGAGGCTAGAGTAGCGACCCTGCGAGTAGATGCAGAATCGTACCATGTATCGAACATATACTTAGTATCAGTATCGGCGCTGTCAATCCACGCGGTCAAGAACGTGCTAGTGGTAACATCAGATACAAATATATCTGCATCACCAACCCAGAGGCTATTGTTATTGAGTGGGGCGATATGCTCCAGTGAACCATCGAATGTGGCTGTGTCATTAACCCAGTAGTCCTTGAGGCCACAAAGAAAACTATCAGTAGCCCCACCTGCGGGAACAAAAGACTTATTAGTGAGATTTGCGAATCCAACTAGATGCGCAGCCCACGCTGAGACACTGGCTGGTGGGGTATATCCATAGTACCCAGCGGGTAGTGTGTTACCAGCAGAAGTCCAGATGTGTTCGTCGGTGATAAGACTTCTAGCGGGGATAGCACCCTCGGGGATATGGGCGTATACGTGCAGATGCCCACCCGTGACTACGGCGCTAAGTGTACCATCGAGGATGGTTAGGTTGGCTGGTGAACCACCGTCAGAAGAAAGCATACTCTCTAGCGACATAGTGCTCACATGGGTGTGAGCACTAGTCCAGTCGTTCAGAATAAACGGTGAACGTAGTTCTAGTTCAGAACCGTCCTTGTTCGGGAAGAAGTTAAGACAGTCCTGCAACTCATTAGATTCCATCTCCGTAGATGGTGTGGTCGAGTTCTTGCCACCTATGAATGTACCCTGTCGCCAATACTCTATGTTACGCATTAACCAGCACCACCATAGATGTTGCCGAATTGGTAGCATCCGGTCTCGGTCATAGACAGAAACCCAAGAGTCTCGTCATGGAGCGACTTGAATTCTCTAGCCGCAGCAATCTCCTCGTCCTTTAGTTTCAGCATCCAACACGCAAAGTAGATTACAGCGTTGATTTCATGGTCGGTCATGCTCACTGTATCAGTGTCATTAACCAGCGGACTGAAATCGCGCCTATAGTATATGGAAATATCATATACCAAATCAGGAGTAGGATACAGAAAAAGAGTATCATTAACAATTGCGTATGAATCGGGTTCTGCATTGTCTACGCTCGCATCCTCCTCGATGAACTCCTGCGGAGAGAGTTGCACTGGTTCTTCTAGCGTATGGCCGCTGATATAGACATACTTGACCATAGCATAGCCATTAGCCATATCTGCTTCTGGAATCTGGTAATCATATACATCTGCTACAGTTTCGGCCCTAAGTAGTTCGTTCTCCTTGTGAGTAACGTCCCACACCTTATTGAAACCCTTATTGATAATCTCGTTGACATTGGCTACAGGGAAGACCGTAGAGTTTTCATTAGTCAGGAAGTAGATATCGCTCCTGATATCCGCCAAAGTCTTTGTGATATTAGTTACTACAGCCATAACGACCTCCGACTAATCGCGCCACTGAGCCGATGTTTTGTCTCTTCCGCTCCACGTTCTTGCTGTCTTATTTGCTCTAGTCCAGCCAGTAGGAGCATTGTCTCTCGCTTCCCAAATCCCCTCTGTAGGCCTACCAAATCCATCAGTCAGTAAACCCCATTCATCGCTCCAGTAACCATCCAGAAAAAGATGTTCGAACATGGCATCTCCTATGGTTGGCTATTCTTACCGCGACGGTAAAGGGTGGGGGAACTTGATAGTGACTGGGCAACTACAACCGTAGTATCGTCATCATCATAGATAGTCTGCGCCGAAGCGGTGACTTCCCTCTTGTTGGTATTAATCTTCCTGATAAGGTCTGTATCAACCTTCACTAGCGGCAGGTCGGTGTCATGAATATCGGTAAGAATCTCACCAATATTCTCGATATCACTATAAGCGATATCAAGGTCTGAGTGGATTGTATCTACAACTGTATCCACTGTTGCGAGGTTGCTTAGTACAGTTCCAATGTCAGTATGCAGGTCTGATACCGCCGAAGCGACGTTTCCTACTGTTGCCTCAAGCGCCCCAGTCGAGTACATTGTGGTAACGTGTACAGCGGCAGAGTCTTCGGTAGTGTGTCCAGAGGCGATATCCTCATCCCAAACAGCATCTGCTATGGCTCCAACTGTTGGGATGGCTGCGATAGCCGTGTCTACCAGGCCGTGGACAGTGTCGAGGTCGGTGAGGATGTGTGTCGCTCCGGAGTTGGCTCCGAGCGCATTCTGCTGGATATTGTGGACGTAGGTGCCTGCCCTTTCGTCGGTGCCACCGTAGGTAGCATGGGGAAGTTCGTGAGACCATACCCCGGTAGCGATATCTGACGTTGACATTCCAGTTCTTACCCACTCACCGAACGTGTTCTCAGTGTTGTGGTCGGCTCTGGCTTCATCCCAAACAGCGTCTGAGATAACAGATACTGCGTCAGCAGATGTATTCCCATCAAATACCGTATCTCCATCGAATGTAACCGCCCTCGGGAACGCCCCGGTGGCACCGTATCCAATAGCAATTAGACCAGCCGGGGTCTCGGAAACGCCTCCGCCATCTGCGCGGGCAACAATTCCGAAGTCAAGTCCCTTACCTTCGATGCCCGCGTGCGGAGATTCGCCGTAGATACCAACGCTTACTGGAGTATCAGTTCCGATGCCAGCGATTCCGTATGTATCGCCCTCTGCGTAAATACCATAGGTGTCACCAACCGCGTAGATACCAGCATTACCCTGCAACTGAATACCATTACCACCGCTAGCGCCACCAGCGCCAATCAAACCAGCACCAATACCATTACCAACAACAGACAGTCCATTGCCGTTGCTCCCCATACTCCAAACTTCAAGTGAGTCTCCAGCAAGTCCAAGAATCTGAGAGCCGATAGCTCCGTATACCTTTAGGCCAACCCCGTCGTTGTGTGAGGAACCAAACGTAACTGCATCACCATCTTCGTTAATGGCTGAGATGGACTTAACTGAAACGACGCCAGTACCGTCGAACAACGCCGCGATGTTTGCCGCGAGTGTGGTAGGCACGGCCTCCACCCCTTCCACGAACCAGTAGAGTTTCTCGGTGCCAGTCCCACCGGCGTTCCCGCCGACACCCTGCACGCGCAAGTAGAGTTCTTTGTCCGCAGTCGCCTCGTACGTCAGAGTGAACGACTGCCAGTCAGTGTTCGCGGCCATGACAGCCGATTGCACGAGGGCGTCGGACTGCCACACGCCGTTGGGGTCGACGATTTGGAAGTTGGGTCGGGTCGTCCATGCACTCGTCCCGGTAAGTTTTCCGTGGACTTGTACGGTGAGTTGGTGACCCTTCGCGGCGTGGAGGGGAAGTTCCACATAGCAGACGCGGTCGCTGTCCTCGAACGTCTGCTCGTGGACGAGGTCGGTTGCGACGGGCGGAGTCCCATGTGTCCCGCTGGCGTAGGTGGCAGACTTCACGAAGCCGCCCTGCGTCCAACACCCTATGGCCCCGGCTACCCCGTTGAGGTCGAAGCAGGTAGCGTCGAACCTGCGCTCGGGCATGGCGACGGTCACGTGCTTGTAAGCGCCGTTCTGGGTGGCGGAGTTGAGCGAGGCACCATATCCGCGTGCGCACGTGAGGTAGAGGTCACGGTAGTTGACGGAGAATACGGTTCCACGCAGGCTGTTTGTTCCGTACATGCACCCGTTGATGCAGCCGCGAACGAGTCCCGCATTGTTCAACGCACCATGCTGCATCCCGCTGCCGCACCCTGTGACGGCGGTCACGTAACACGAGGTGCCGTAAAGCACTCCGACAGTACACCCGCAAATGGTATCGACAGTCGCCGACACTGGGTTGTTGAGGCCATAGGTGCACCCTTGGATGCGGGTGACTGTCGGGTTCGTCCCACTCGAAACACCTGAGTCACACCCGAGGATGCTTCCAACGACACAGTCGGTGGACGTATTGGAGATTCCAGTGGCGCACCCGGCAATGGTCGTCGCGGCGTGCGCCGCCCCCTGATAGATTGCGGAGCCGCATCCGATGATGAGTGTGGCAGAACAGCCGCCGCCGTACATCAGCCCGTACTGGCACCCCACGATGAGGGACGCGGTTCCCCCGCTGGCTGAGGACAACGCTCGTGCCCAGTATGCCGTGGCCGTGGCCGCAGTGTTCCGAATCTCCCCGTAGCGGTTCACACTGCCAGCGACAACGAGGTTCAGAGTGTTGCTGGTAGCGGCACTGCGTATAGCGACGTTGCGTACGGCAAGGTAGAGTCGTGCGCCGGGATACTGCGCTGAGTCCACATTCGCGGAGATGTCCACCACGGAAGCTGAGTCCACCGCGTCGAGCGTCACGAACTGGGCATCCCGCGCCACCGGGGTGAGCGCGTTCACGAGCACGAGTGCGCTCCCGACCGCCCAGTGCGCGTCGGCGGTGACATCCTCCAGCACGTTCAGGTGGTCGGTGGACGTTGAGGAGTGTCCAGTCATGAAGCGCTGTGTACCGCTCCCTGCATCCGTGAGGGTGACCGCCACGCCAGAAGATACCTCCGCCACCTTGAAGGTGTCGGTGGTCTTGTCACGGACGTAGTAGACGTAGTCGGCCTCCAGCGGAGCGGGTAGGTCAGTACCCACGAACACGATAGCCGTACCATCTGTCAACCCATGAGAGGCGGCGGTCAGCGTAGACGTTCCTACGTCAACGGAGTCAACGGTGTCGATGGCCCCGTAGACAGTCAGATACGGCACGGTCGGCTCGGTCGGAATCATCGCCACCGACAGGTAGGTGCAGTCGAGCTGACCCGCGTTCGTCCCGAGGAACGAGATGGCGAACTTCCGGTTGACCGGGTAGGCGCCTGTGTTGCCCCACACCTTGTCGCTGTTGGCGAGGATGCGCCCCTTTGTGGCCCCGGTGCTCGTCCCGTAGACATTTGTCGCCGCCTTGATTGGGAGCACCACAGATGGGGTGGTCAGCGAGGCGACGAGCATCCCCGGAGTCGTTGCGTGCGACTGGATGACGAGGCTACTGATACCTGTAGTCCAGCCCGAGAGGTCTGCGTCCGCCTCGACGGTGTGGCCTGCCGCGATGATGACGGTGTCGCCGTCGGCAGGTGCAGACCCGCCCCACGTTGCGGCGTTCGACCAAAGGCCCGACTGTGTGGATGTATGCGTAGCGGCCATCTAGTCCACCTCCACGCACAGATGTGTGAGTTCGGTCGCCATTGATTATCCTATGCTGAGAAGTAGAGTCGGACGCGATAATCGACGCCACCAGTAAGGTGAGCGTGGTTCATCGCGTTTACCAAACCACTACCGTTGCCCTCATGCGTAGCCACAACAAGGTTCTTCGCGCCAAAATCTGCGTTAATAGCAGCGGCAACCTGAGCAGCCGTGGAAGCGACTGGGAAGGCATCTGAGCCGTTAGCGAGGTTGGTGGCGGAGGCGGCACTAGGAGTTGTACCAGTTACCGAAACAAGAGCATTAGCGGTTGGAGTAGCAGCAATCTTAGCGATAACCTGAGCGCCAGTCGATGCGACCGCACCCTGAGCGCCGTTAGCGAGGTTAGTCGCGGTTACAACGGTGGGGGTGGTTCCGGTAGCCGAAACAAGAGCGGTGGCAGCCGGGGTAGCAGCGATTATGGCGATAACTTGTGCTCCGGTAGACGTTACAGCACCTGCTCCATCTGTGGCAAGTTGAACAGTAATCGCACTTGAAGAAACAGTACAAGCGAGGGTCTGGGAAGTACCACCGAGATGCCTAACCGTAATGCTATTCCCAGCCGCACCCTTAGCCTTAGCAGTATAGACCATGCCGCCGATAGTCGCAGAAGCGGCGACCCCAGCATCTGTAGCCAGACCAACGGTAATTGCTGTGTCCTCTACAGTACAGGTGAGCGGAGTTGACATACCAGTGACAACGTGTGCTACGGTGATATCATCTCCAGCAACGCCTTCCAGCTTGGCGGTATAGTCAAGCCCGCCGATTGTGGCGGTGGAGTGGGTAGTGCTACCACTAGCTAGAGTGACTGTGATTGCGTTACCAACAGTCTCAACAACCAGCGGTGAGTCTGCCGTCGTGTTTTCATCATAGTCCACGGAAATATCGTCCCCATAGGGGCCATAATCTAGCGCGGTAAGCGTAACGTCTGCAAGAGCAGCCGTCATGTTTGAGGTGAGGCTAGACTTAACAGAGGTCTGCGTAGCGCCAGACGCACCCTTAATCTGGGAACCGGGCAGAACCGGGCCAAGCCAGTGAGAGGCTAGACCAGTGTACCCACTAGCGGTGGGGAAGGTAGCCGCGCTATAGTTGTCCTTGGTGAAGTTTGTGTAAACCCTGCTATCTTCCGAGTGGGTCAAGGTCAGAACGCCAGCATTAAGCGTCGGGACAACGGCAAGAACTTCAACCTTTGTAGATTCAGTCCAAGATGGCCTACGAGGAACGGTGACAGCATCGCCGCCGAGTGTCAGAATTGATGGAGTCTGCTGAGTTGCCATATGAATCTCCTTAAGGTGATGTTAACCAATAGAGATGGGCAAGGTCGGGAGGGGTGTTCCCTCCCGACCCGCCCGGTTAACTCTAGTCTGCGGTGTACTGGTCGTCAGTCACAATGACCTTGTGAATCCACTGTGGACGAACTGCCTTACCACCATAAACGTGCATACCACGAACACCATCTGCGAACGCACCAGACAGGCGGATATTCTCCGTCTTAGTAATCTGGTCAGCGAACGTGAAGGCATCCTTAACACCAGCGACACCCCAGTAGATATCGTCTGATGTGGTCGTGCTATTTGTCCAAGAATCGTGAACCGGGTTGAGCGTTGTGGTCGTATCAGCAAGAACCTGCGTGCTCTGCTTGCCGGTTAGATAACCCTTGAAGGTCTTACGGGCCATCGTGTAAATCTTGAAACCAGCGAGAGAACCAGCAAGACCCCTCTTGCCCTTTTCGAGAATGCTAGAAGCGGTTGATGCACCAGCACCGACGAAACGGGTGTCCTTTAGCATATTTGCATAGAGGAATGAAGGTAGGACAATGTAGCGTCCATCTTCTGGGCAGAGGTTGTCATCGAGTTTAACACCGATATCAACAAGAGCGTCGTAAAGTCCACCAGCAGTTGCAACGTCAACAGAGGTGGAACCTGAACCAGCTTGGTCGAACTCGTCTGCTCCAGCGGCAGAGGCATCAAGCATCTTGTCGAAAATGTAACGGTCTGTTGACTGTGCGAGTGCAACACCAGCGCGAGCGGTCAGGTTCGAAACATACTTCGGGTCAGCCTGAGTCTGCTCAATGTCTTCAACCTCGAAGGCGAAGTAATCAGCAGCATCAATAGAGAACAGCATCGACGCACCGGTAGCGGTCTGGTAGACAACAGACTCGTTACGCAGAGCGTTGGTGGTGTCACGAGCACCAATGACATAGGGCTTGGCAACGATGTTACCAACGTGGTGGATACGGACAGTATCGCCCTTGGCCTTGATATCCCCCTCATAGTCACGGTTGACTAGTTGAAGAAAATACGAACTGTCATCAAGAGCCTTCATGGTTCTGCCTGACCAAATCTCAGGCACAAACCCCATGTTACCCTGGTTAGCCCCACCAACACCAGTTCGGGTTACAGCACTTGCAGCGGCATGAGAAGCCATATATATTCACTCCTTTGATGCCAAGACTACTTGTTGTACTGCTCCATTACTTTGTCGTAGTTCTTAATGAAGTCTTCATCCGACATTTTATAGAGGTCGTCCTTAGTAACCTTGGCGGTACTTGTTGTTGGTTTCTTCGAAGTTGGCGAAGATGCACCCTTAGACTTCTTGATTCCAGCAACAACCTGATTTGCTTTACGGTCTTGAATCTTGTCGAACATCATATCCTTATACGCCGCCTTAAGATTGGGGATACCGTTCTCTACTGCGTACTTTAGAACTGCTTCATCCTTAACGGCAGGATACTCGTTCTTCTTAATCCAATCCTGAGTATCAGCAAGTTCCCTCTCGGTAGCAATCTGATTCCTCAGTCCAATCATTTCCTGCTTTACATCTGCGAGTTCTCTATCTACTGGACGACCGTTCTTGTAATAATTGTCAATGACTTCTACGAGTCCTGGGTCTGCTAGAATCTCATCCTTTAGTTTCTTGAATGGCTCTAGTTCTCGCTCCATCTGGAGAACTTCCTCGCGTGTCTGTGTGTACTGGTTCCAAGTCTTCTTGACCTTATCGGGGCCAGCCTCACGTACCCACGCTAGTTCATCCTCCTCATCGTCCTCGTCATATGAATCTGAGATTACAGTATCCTCATCGGAATCTTCTGTATCATCAAACTCTTCGGTATCTAGTTCGTCGTCAGTATCTACTTCAAACTCGCCCTGTTCGTCGCTCATTGTAAACCTTCCTCCGAGACTTCCCGTAGCATTGGTCTTTCGACATACTCTGGGACGTTCCTCATTGAATTACATTACTGGGGGCAACCCCATCAACTCTGGCGGCAGACCTCCACCGTTTGCTATTGCTGCCAGTTCTGGCGGTAGTTCAGCCATCGAGTCTGCCAATGGCCCCGCGATATCTGGCGGAGGAAGAACTCCTGGGTCACTTATTGGTTCGTCCCCAGCAGGAACCTCCTGTTCCGCATCCTCTTGAACAAGTGTGTTGTTCTGCTCAACCATAGCCTGCTTGAGTCCAGGAACAGCCATCACGTCAACGAGGAAGTCGGGCGGAATTGGAACACCCATGTTGTTCATAGCCTCGCCCAGCATGGTAAGAATCGAGTTCTTATCCATAGGAGCGGTAGAGCCTGGAACAACCATGATATCCCACTTCCAATTGTCGAAATCTGCCTTGCTGATTTGGAACATATCGAAACCGCCGAGTGCTCTCTTGTTGCGAATGGTTCTCTTATCGTTCCAGTGATTGGATACGATATCCACCCACAACCTGCCGAGGTCTGCAAGCGCCTCTTCAACGCGCCTTTGCCGTTCCCTCGTCCGCACTTCGCCGGACTCTTGTTGCATCATAACAGTCTGAACTGGTTGGCGACTAGGTACAATCCCCCTTAGAACGTCTGGTAGGCCGACAACCCTATCGAACGCTTCCACCATCTGAGCCACCATTTCAAAAAGGTGCTGTGGAAGTTGCTGCCCAGCATCAAGTCTAGCCTCCGTGCCTGGGTTCTTAACGATAACCGAACGAGGCCCATAGTTGGCTAGAGTGTTAGGAGTAACACCAGAAGTGCTATCTACAATCCAGTGGCCGTGCACAATCCAGAGTCCGTTGTCGATGATGGTACGGAGAATCTGGTTGATGTTGTCCTGTAGGCCGAACGCCTTGGAAATAGTACAATCCCCCCAGAACTCGGCAGGACGCGGAATCTCGATGAAGCGGACATACGGCCACATCGAGTAAAGGCTAGCACCATCATCTAGAACAATCCCACCAGCAGTCATTAGTGTATGGCGGCCATTTGGGAATTTCATGCTTACGCCTTCTTGGCCTTCCATTGTCTCGTCAAGCGTGGTGTCACGATACCAATACTCCAAGATGTCAATTCTGCGTCCTTCGTCAGTCGGCGCAGGCCCACGAGTGGAAGTACCCTTGCGCTCGTAGAATTCAGTAGTTGATGTTTCTCCACTATCGAATACTTCCTGGGCCTTCTCTGGGTATCTATCACGAATCCATCTAATGCTTACAGGGTGATGCTCGATGATATAGTTAGCATCAGTCACGTCAGTGGCGTCTGGGTCTGGGAAGATATACCAAGGAGAAAGAACCGTAGTCTCGATTTGCCCGATACCGCCATCGCCAATGTTGTCTGGGTCGAACGTACACTTTAGGAATCCAGTGCCATAAAGGAAGACATAAAGAAGAACCTGAGCAAGTTTGCTCTGGGTTCTATTGTCTTGCCAGAGAAAGTCTAGAAGTTTGTTGACTTTATCCACGTTATCTAGGATATTGTTCTTGACCTGTTGAACAACCTCTGGGGAGGCGTTAGCATCAGTCATCTGCTCCATTAGTTCTTCTGGAATAATGGCTGGAGCAGCGTCAACCCCCCACTTATTGTCGGAGAGGTAACCACGCATGATTTCCACGAACTCTGCAACCTTGTTGTAAACAGGTTCAGACTGGTACCAAGCAATCTTGGTTCCGGCAGCCCATTGTTTACCATCGTAATAGTCGCGGCCCTTGTCCCAAAGGGACTCATACTTCTTACGAGCCTGTTTAGCCTCTTCCCACTTCTTCTTGAGGGCTTCGACTGGAACATCTGTGAACACTTTGCCTTTATTCTCGGGCATTTAATCCTCCTAAAGACAACGCCAGTCTCTTCCCACTGGGGCCTTCTGATTTCTTGTTTCCAATAGATACGGAAGGGTCTCCCCCGCCTCGATAGCGATAGCACAAGCCATAACTGTGTCGTCGTGGTGTCCCTGCGCTGCCCCTAGTTGCTTCTTGTCATTCTGTTCGTAGAAAGACATCTCATCAAGCAGGATGTCTGAGTAAATCTTGATAGGTTTCTCAGTTGAAGAGAACCTTCTCCTCATCTGTGTTATAATCCTCATCTTCGAAGTTCCCGAAGTGTAGAAACCTGGCACCAGAGTGGGTAAGTCGGTAATACGCGCCCGCTGTGGTCTCATATACAACCACGGGTAGGTCTGTTTCAAGTCCGACATTATCAAGTCGGAAGCCGTATTGACCTCTACCGCTAGCCAAGCGTTGTTGTACCATTTGGCGCACTTCTCAATCGGGTCAGAGTATACTTCTGGAGCAATCCGGCCTCTGTAAAGTGCCACAACCTCGCTTGTCTCTACATCAAGTACCACAAACGCAGAGAAGTCACCACCAGTCAGCCCCTCTGCAACGTCTACACCCATCGAATAGCGGTGATTAGCCTCTGGCTTCTTCCATACCGTAAGGTGCTCCATCGGATTCTCTATCAAATCCAACTTGTTCTTGTCTTCCGCACCAACTACGAAGTCGAGATACCCCACTATCGGCCTTAGACCACCCTGCTCGACAGGCTTTTGTTCCAACTCCCTGATGACTTGTTTCCATTCCCTGATACGTTCTATGTCGAAGACTGAACGTGAGGCGGACAAGAATGCGTCTTCAGGAGTTTCTGGATATGCTTCCTTGAATCCCTGCATATCACCAGCGAAGTCACGCTTTTGCTCGTCGATGTATGCCTGGTTGTACTCTGGGTTCTCCATCCACGAGTGGAAAACTGTATAGAACCCATTGGAACCCGCTTTCGCGTCTACCCAAAGCTCGGCGAAGTGGTTCCCGAACCCATTTGAGGTGCTAATGACGAAGATTTGGGTCTTCAGACCAGCGGAAGGCTTGATTGCTCGCCATTTCCTTTGTGCATCTTCGACACGCGCCCACTCATCACAGATAATGAGACCCGGTGAAGCGCCGTGACCAGCGGACTTGCTGCTGGCTGTTGCGTGTAGTGCGCTACCGTTCTCGAATTCTATGATAGAGTCGTTATTCTTACAGTTCCTACCACCCATATACCCGCGTAGTTGCAGCCAATCCGGTAGATTCATGAAGATGAACCTGACTCGCTCCATCTGTTCCTGGACTTCCTTGAGTCCAATCGAGTTGTAGTAGGCATGGAAGTTGGTTTTCGTCATACACTTCCAGAGAGCGTAGGCCGAGAGCAGCCAGGATAGTCCCATCTGCCTAGCCTTGAGGATGATGACCTTCATCTTGTGCTGGAAGGTATTCGCATCCTCCACCTGATACGGTCTCAGGATGAACCTGATTGGGTCTCCGCCCTCTTTAATCCACATCCAGCAGTAGGCATCAACGAAATAAGCGAAACTCTTCTTTACCTTACGCCATTCCATTTCCTGCCATGCTTTGTCTTGCTTCGAATAATCAGTCGTCGCCATCCTCGTCCTCAACTTCTGAGTCATCAACTAATTCTTGGGCGTCTTCCATCTCAAGAATCTTTTGAAGTTCCTCATCGGTGTAGTCTTTCAGTTCATCAGATACATCCTCGGTCGGCTCTAGCGGCTTGCTAGCCTTGGCCCCATAGAGACCAGCCCACTCAAGGAGCAGTTTAGCGTGTGTAGCGGAACCCTCGAAAGCCTTAATCTTAAGCGCCCACTTGATTCGCTCCACCTCGTCAACGCTGAGAACATTAAGAACGTCATTGTGAATCATCCTGCGAAACTCTGGGTCTTGCTCCCAGTGCCAAAGGATTGAGCGGTCTACGTTGTGCTGCTCCGCGAACTCCTTCTTGGTGCCTGCGAATCCTGCTGCAACACGAGCGTTGGAGTTAGGTTGCCTTAGCCACTCGGCGTAGAGTTCCTTGACTACCGCGTTCCTATCTGGCTTCTTCTTCCTCGCCATCGAACACCTCCCATGCCCTATACGGGTCATAGAGTGCTCGCTTACGAGTCTCACCCGACATCTCATCGGAGCCTACGACATCATCCTCGCTGGGGTAGTACATACCGGGTTCGATGAGAACTGGATATTCCTTCTTGTTCTTCCTCATCAGTTTGGTATACTTCGCAACCTGAGAGTTGAGTTCATCTAGTTCATCTACAAGTTCGTCAATGCCTAGCAACTTGCTGAGCCAAGTCATTACTTCCCGATTCCCTTCTTACGCTTCATAGCCTGGAACTGGTTGGCCGACTCCTCTTTGAAAGAGAACTTGCCCTTGCCAAGAATCGGAGCCTTGACGATAGAGGCAGGCTTTCCTGCTGGCTGAGTCTTGAGTTGGTTCGAAGACTTAGAAACACGCTTCATAGCCGTGGGGCGTTTCCCACCGAATCCGATACCCTTCATGGAATCTCCTTACGAGTAGTCGTCGTCCCACGATTTCTTTCTAGCGAACTTTTGAGTTTGAGTAGCGAGGCTTTCCGCGCATTCATCGCATACCCCCGAGAGAGTGTCCTCCTCAAATACCCACGTACCACACACGAGACACCAGACTTTCTTACCTCTGTCCATAGTACGGTAACTTCTCCTCTTGACGGTTCTGCCGACGCTCATCATCGAGATAGGATTTGAGTCCATCCTTCGTGTTCTTCGTCGGATACCAGACATGAACACCGTAGCCGTGTAGTTCGTCCATGATATCGTCAGCGTACTCGGCGTCACTACAATCGAATACGCAGGGAGATGATTTAGAAAAAGCCTCCTCATTAGTATAGCTGAAATCAAGTAAAATGTTGCAAAACGTGCTGGCGGGTAGGTCGTCATTCAAAAACAAAAGAGCGTCAAGGAAGGAGAGGGATTGGGATATCTTGGTGTCAGTAGCCTCGCATTTACGGGTTATGTGGTACAAAGTACGCTCTGGTATATCCATGTCGAGATTCACCAGAGTGTCCTTGATGGCGGGGATAGTGTAGCCAGCAGTTCTCATCTTCCTGACGAGTTCTTTCCATCTATCAATCTTCATTGGAATCCCTCCTATACTTCGGAGGAGTATATTTATCAATGTTATCACATTGATAACCCGGTATACAGATTTCTTTAGGAGGTGATACTTCACTCCATACTCTTAGTTTTCTAGGATACATACCCTCTCCTCTAGAAGTTAAATACATAAGGTCTTATATATATATATATATATTACGTACTTTCTAAGAGGATATACTACATCTAAAGAGAGATAATGTCAAGTATCTGTATTAGTACACATATTCATCACTATAGTAAGGGTAGTCATATATAGTGAGAGAGTATAGGGAATATAGGATTCAATAAATGTTGTATACATACAAAAGTGGGTCTTTCCATATATACATACCCCGTCCCCTTGGGGCAAATGGGGGTGTCTGAGTGCCCAGAGGGTGATGTTGAGCACGACTTATGTAACGCCATTGCTCTCCACCTACCCATTTGCTTCGACAAAACCGCAGGTCAGAGGGGTATTTCCACTGTTAGAGGGGCGGGACAACAACGAGTACCCGCCACCCGCACGCCGCGTGCGTGCACATGCAGGAGGTTCACGATGAACGCGAAGGACAAGGCAGAACTGGTCGCGCTCGTACTCGCAACGCTCGACGCGCGTGAGGCCGCACTCGCGCCCACGACCCCCGCGCCTGCAAAGGCCGAGGTTTCGCCCGTGCTCAAGAAGGACGTTCGCAAGGCCTTGCGCGTGGCCGCAGGCGTGACCCCGCTCCACACGCTCCACCCGCGTGAGGGCCAGCCCTACGCCAGCGCGTCCGAGCGCAAGGCGTTCGTCGCGCAGGCAAAGGCCGCTGGCTACGGCGACGTCGAGTGGGTCAAGTCCATCGCCGTCAAGTAGTCACACGCACGACCGAGGGCCACGCGCTTACATAGGCGTGGCCCTTTTTTGTGTACGCATAATCACATCGCCTGTATGCAATACAGGCAGGAGCAGGAGGGTACAGGCATGAGTCAGGAGGTCAAGCCGCTTGTGTACGTGCTCGTGGCATTGAGTGGGCTGTTGTTCGGGCTGATATGCGTAGCGTGTGAGTACGCATACTGCATGATGAGAGGGGTGGCTTGGTAATGGCACGAGTAGCGAAAGAAGTGAAGAAGGTGCTTGGCGCAATCACACAGGCGGAGGACGACGAGTATCAGGAGGTAGTCATACCAATCGCGTTCAGCAGGAAGCGTGGCGGTAAGTGCATCACGTTCGATATGAAGGTACGTGCCAAACATGGCGATGAAATCGTCATCTGCATCGACTAAGGAGCGAGTCGTGAGAATCAGGATTGTGTACCAGCCAACATCGATAGTATGGCCTAGCGCATACCGAGAGATGAATGACGAGCATTTCCGCTATCGTTGGCTTCGCGTAGGCTCCACAGGTTACATCATCGGACTCCGTACTAAACAGACTAAGGAGGGGCCATGAGCGAGAAACTTCCTCCGTTGCGTCCTGCTGACCTGCTATTCAAGGGGCGGCGAAAGGCTATCTCAAATGGTAGGTGCGTCGAGTGCTATTGTAAGGCAACCGAGTTCAGGAATGATATATCGGTGAGGGAGTACCACATTTCGGGTCTTTGTCAGGCGTGCCAAGACAGCGTATTCGGGGAGGGATTAGGCATGAGTGAGAAGCAGATTAGGCATGAGTGAGAAGCAGATTGTACCCATCGAGTTCACCAGCAGAGCGGTTCGTGATGGTATGCCCGAGACAATCGCAAAAGACGAGCATATTCGTTCGCTCTTCGACCATCATCAGGAAATGTACCGCTTCGAGAATGGCTACGGTGTCTCCGTTGTCCGTGGTGGAGGCACCTACGGCTACGACAAGGGATTGTTCGAGGTAGCCGCTATCGTGTGGCAGGACAACAAGGAGTCCAATGGCCCCGAGTGGGACTTTGTTGCGTGCGGAGAGACAGGGGACAGGAATGGTGTGGACAAGGACGATGTTCACGGCTACAAGAACCATCGGGAAGTGGCAGACTTCATCGACGCAGTAAGGGGATGGCAAGCATGGAGAACGGCTACAACTCATGCACTCGCACATGGACTAAGGAGCGGTGGAAGCACGCATATCTCGCCACTCGTAACCTCATGAACACGGTGGTCGAAGAATTGACCAAGAAGAACGAGCAGTTGCAGAAGGATGCCGCCATTGCGTATGAGTGGGCGGCGCAGTATTGCATGGCGGTTGACGACCTCATGGACGAGGTTAGCATGTGGAAGGCACTTGCTGAGATACGTATTATGAACATCGACGATTTGCAGTTCGAACTAGGGTGTGAGAGGGTGCGAGTTAACGTACTCCAGAATCTGCGTGCCAGTAGTATGGAGCGTGCTACCAAGAGGTTCAAAGAAATCAAAGGCCTTAAGGCCATGCTTGCTTGTGCGGAGAAGGACAAGGCGCGGCTGTTCAGCGAGTGCACCGACCTGCTCCAGCAGAACGACAGGCTGTTCAATCAGTGTGTTATTCTCGAACAGCGCGTTGCCCAACAGGACGGGCTTATCGAATCTCTCGACAGGCAACTGCTTGAGTGCAGGATGGGATACAACAGGCGATAACAATGACAGGCTGGGAGAACGGCTTAGTCGTTTTAGTGTTCCTGATAGTGCGTGCAATCGTGCGTTCGATAAGGAGTTGATATGAACAAGTGGGAATGGTTCGGTCGGCTAGTGCTTTGTGCGTATATCATCCTCGGCGTGTGCCTGTACGAGAGCATCCCAACACTATGGAAACTTGCGGCTCTACCAGCGTTCGCGTTTATGGGATATGCAATATCAACCGCGTTCATTACAAACGCATGTGAGCGGTATAGCAGGGACAATCTCAGAAAGGAATACCGCCGTGGCTAAGTTTCGTGTGTTGTTCGTCAACGAGAAGTTTGACGGCTTCGAGTACAACATCCCGCTGGGCAAGGTGGAGGATGCGCTCAAGAAGTTTGGAGAAGTCGCAGGAGGGTACATCGTTGATGCTATCGTCAATGTGACTGACAACATGGGTGATATCGCATACGGCAAGTACAACTGCAAGGATGGTACATTTTCATACAAGATGTGTGCATAAAGAGGGGTAGGTGATACAGATGCTCGACCTTACGATTGGTATTGTTATTGGTACGTTGTTCATTCTCGCTCTTGACCTCGCCTATAATGCGGGGGAGAAGGAGGGGTACAGGCGTGGAACACGAGGACACTAAGCACAAGTTTGACCCTGTGTTTGAGGACGGAGTTGAGCACTATCCTGTGTTCGAGACAGACGAAGAGGATAGGGAGACTATAGACGATTGGGTGCCAGAGTTTCCCACGGTAGACGCTATCGCTACTGAGTTTGTCAACGCCACGTTCGATGGTATCACGCAGTATTCGGTGGAGTATGCGGTGGCGTTGCTCAAGGCATGGCAGAATGAGTTTCGTGCTTCTCTGCTATGGAAGGCGAACGAGGAAACCAAACTGTATAGAGAAGGAGGGTAACATGGCTGGGGCGTATAAGAGCGTCGATAAGATAATGAGCGTTGAGGAAATCGACACCATCACACTTGTGCTCACCGAACAGGAGGCGGAGGCGCTAGCACAGTTGTGCTATCGGACGGGTGGAGCGCCTGATACCCGTCGTGCAGATATCGACCACATCAACGCTGCCCTCAAGACCGTTGGGTTCTACGGGAGCGATGGTGCGGCAACTGGAACCATACGGTTCTAGTATGAAGGCTTACGGAGTTATCTTCCACATCGACCGTTACGATATGAAGGGTGATGCCAAGTATCTTGTTCATGCAGATAGCGAAGAGGAAGCGGTTAACAAGGCTCGTTACTATGCGGTGAAGGACGGCAAGTACACGCTCTTGTCAACGGTAGAGGTCGAGGATAAAGGAGAGGCACATGACGAAGAAGTGGGTATCACGGAGAACAGCAAAGATGATGGCACCGCATCATGAACAGGATGGCTGGTGCTACATCCGTGTCAACAATCAGGGGTGGGAGAAGCACGACTACAACGATGCGTTGTCTTGTTCACGCACGATAAGTTCGCGTAGAGTTGAGCGAGCGGTAGAGAACGACAACGTGCTTCGCAAGTTGCAGGAGCGTGGATGGTGTTGTGAGTATGTGTCCTACGACACCGAGAACCGAAGGTGGAGGGTGTACTCTGTTCTGGAAGGGGCAAGGTCATACGGCGCTACACTCAAAGAGGCGTACTACCGTTACGAGAATTGCATTTACAATTCGTTCAAGTCGTCCACTCGTTAAGGAGAACACAATGAAAGAGTACAAGAAGAATACTTCGCTCGACCTGATGCGCCTCCTGCTCACCACGGATGCTGTTCTCAGCGTTGCGGTGCTCGTCTATCCCAATCGTGAGAACGCCCTTCACGACCTGCTCAAGGAATGCCTCAATGGTGATGCAGACGAGAACGGCGTGGCTTACGTCCCCGCCGAACTCATGACGGCGGCTGTGCTGGACGGCAAGGTTGCCGATGCTTGCAAGACCATGCTCGAAACCTTCGGGATTGCCTACAAGGGGCTTACTGGCGAGGACTTCTCTACTCCGCTCGGTGAGGAATCGACCTACGAGAGCAACGCAGATATGACGTTCAGGCTTCTCAACATGTTCCGCCTCGTGTGGGAATTTGTAGGATTCGACTACACCGATGGTGAGCCGATGTGCATCTGTGTCACCGGCGACCTGTATGCCCTCGTTGACGCAATCTACGCTGACTAATCTAAGGAGAAACCATGTTTGAGAACAAGCGTGCCGTTATCTGCATCATGACCGCCGAGGGTGCCCATCCGTTCTGGAACAAGGATTACATGAAGTGCGCCGAGGAAGTCGCTGGCTTCTTTGGTACTGCCGTACTTGCTGGTGTTATGACTGGTAGTATCGCTGTCACGAATCACGACATTCCTGACAATATCCCCGACGATAAGTATGCTATTACCGAGTGGATTCATGGTATTCTTGATGAGGCCGAGAAGGGTAACAAACAGTATCGCGCTGGGCTTCTCACGGCTGTCGGTATCATCGACCTTACCGACCAGTGTATGAAGTTTGCTGGCGAACTTGAGAATGGTAATATCAAGAACGAGTTCGACCTTCTTTCCAAGAAACTTGAGAGTGGAGAGTTTAGCCCTCTCGACTTCGGTTGTGAGGACGTTAAGCATAACTAACGCGGGAGCGTTAAGAAGAAACGAGATACTATGGGAGAAGTTATCCCTGAGCGGATGAATCATGCTAGCACCAGCAATGATATTCTGTGTACTGTTCTACGTTGTAATCATCGTGTTCCGAGACTACAGGAGATAGCACATGGCTAACAAGAAAAAGAAGGACGAGACTCGTAGGGATTTCGACAAGGTTCCCGCTCCGTTCATCCCCATCTATTCCATCCCCAATAATGGCAAGGCTCCTGTCTTGTGGCTCGTTGAGATAGGTGAGCGTAAGGACGAGGGGTTTATTGCAGACACCCAAACCTTCTATGTTTACAAGAAGGGGTATGGGCTTTATCAGTATGGCGGTAGTTCTCGGTGGCAGTATAGTCCTATGCACATTGTTTCTGGAGCAGAGTTTCCTCGCAATGATAGGTCTAGGAATATCCTGTCGCAGGGTTACTACTATAAGTGCTATGAGGCTTCCGTAAAGGCATTGGAGGAACGGGAGATTCGTAGGAAGGAATACTACGATAAGAAGGAGAATCCTCCGGAGGTCGAGATAAAGGAGGAAAAGGTCAAGAAGAAGTATAAGACTCCTTCGCTATTCTCCGATAAGTTGGAGGCTCGTGTCCTCGATGCTGTGTCAGAGGCTCTTGCCGTTGACCTCGCAGAGAACATCAAGCCGAAGGTCGAAGCACACATCATCAACATCCTCGGCTACAAGCCCCAGCGTCACGAAATCGTCAAGGGTAATGACGTAATCGAGATTGAGGGTGTGCTTCACGAGAAGTTTGATACCGTCCTCGCACTTCTCCAGCGCAATATCCCTGTCTTTCTGACAGGTGCCGCTGGTACAGGTAAGAACCACTTGGTCAAGGACGTTGCTAGAGCGTTGCAAATGGACTTCTACTTCACCAACGCAGTAACATCAGAGTATAAGTTGTCAGGCTTCATTGATGCTAACGGACGCTACCATGCCACCGCGTTCTTTGAGGCGTTCAGCAAGGGCGGTGTGTTCTTCTTCGATGAAGTGGACGCTTCTACTCCAGAGGCACTTGCGTATACACACGCCGCTATCTCCAACGGCTATTGTGAGTTTCCGACAGGACATGTCGATGCTCACCCAGACTTCCGAGTGGTAGCCGCTGGTAACACGTTTGGCACTGGTGCTGACCTTGAGTACGTCGGTCGCTTCCAGTTGGATGCCGCTACCCTCGACCGATTCGCTCTCGTGCATATCGACTACTCGCCCGAAATCGAGACAGCGATGGCTGGTGCTGACGACGAAATCCTGTCGTTCATCAGGGACTTCCGCAAGGCTCTCAAGGAGGCTGGTATGAAGTTCGTTGTCTCCTATCGTGCAATCAACCGAATCGCACAAATGAAGGACACACTCACCGACAAAGAGATTGTGAGTATCTGCCTCACCAAGTCTCTTGATGTTGACGACCTACGTATTGTCAAGCAGAAAATGACGGTGGACAACCGTTGGACTAAAGCATTGTCGGTGTAATATGGCTACGTATAAGCACTTCGATTGTGAGGAATTTAACAACCTCAAAGAATTCACCCACGCTTGCAACGACAGGGAACTGAACAAAGTATGGTCTGGAACAAACACCCGCGACCTATCCTCGCGTACCCGTGATGCTAGGTTCACTGGCTCGAAGAGTTACGAGGAAGCAGAGGAATTGCTTCTGTATGGATGGGACAAGTACACCGAAGAGATTAAGAAGGCTATGTTTGAAGTCGATAAGGTAGACACAACGGAGTCGTTGATGAAAACCTCTATCGACTATTCGTACGTCGGGCAGGTTCCGTGTGTGCCTCGTGCGCTAATCGGACTCCCCGATAGCATGATTCTCTATCATAAGCCCCCGACCAAGCAGAGAACAATCTGCATCGTCTACGATATATGCGCCGTGTGGGATGTGAGTGCTGGTGATTTGACAAAGGCTGGCATCACAATCCTCACCGCCGTGTATCACTTGGAGAAACTAGGCTTTAAGGTTCGCTTGGATATAGCACAAGCGGCCTGCGGCGGTAATCAGATTCTAGGATGGAGGCTCAACGCGAAGGACTACAAGCAACCCACTGATATTACGAAGTTGGCGTTCCCAATCATCCACCCGAGTATGCTTCGCAGAATGTCGTTCGCTTGGTTGGAGCGTTCTCCTGCTATTCGTAATTCAGACTTCCGTTGGGGATATGGTAGCGTTCTCTATAGGATGGGGAAGGATGCTATCAAGCAGTACGAGCGGAGCGTACTTCGTAAGGACGAGCACCTTATCTTCTACTACGATGTAGCAAGGGCAGGATTCGACCCCATCAAACTGCTCAGGAACAAGAAGATATTCTACGGGAACGAGGCTTAGTATGAGCAGGAAGAAAGCCGAACGTCACCAGCGTTACTGTAAGTCGTGCGGTATGCTTATGGCGCATGACGAGGGGCGTGGTAGCATTTGCGACTACTGCTTGTCGTGGACAGATTGGAGGGCGAGCCTTGAAAGAGTATAGCAGG